TTAATATTCATTAATGTCTACCTCTCTTTCAAGCAAGCGTTTGTAGCGTTCGTATGAGATAACTACTGCCATCGGCTTCCCGTGTTTTTGTATAAAAGCCACCTTATCCTCTGCGACCAAATCCCGCATTAGCTTTGAGGATTGTCCGCGATTGAACTCAGCTATGTTTATATGCTCAATCGGTTCCTTTGGTTTCTTTTTGTTTTCAGCCAATCGCCCCGCCTCCTTCCAGACTTGCACATATTCTATTATAGTACATAGTAATTTTAATTACAACAGATTTGAAAACATTATTTTTCATTCTAATTAGTGTTGTTAAACTAATTACTATTAACAAAATCCACCACTGATAGGAACATGGTTATAGAAGCTAAAAAAATGTACGCATTTAAGCGAACAAGGGGTTGACAAGCACATCTTGGATTTGATATAATGTTACTATGTTAGCGAACATAAACACAAATCGAAAGGAGAACCTGCGATGAACGAAAATGAAATAGCCTTCGGGAAGTTTATCGAAGAGCGGCGTAAGGCAAAGGGCTTCACCCTCAGAGGGTTTGCCGCCGAACTGGACATCGCTCCTGCATATATGAGCGATATTGAAAAAGGACGTCGCTACCCGCCGGACAAGAAACTGGACGACATCGCCAGAATATTAAATCTGCAAGGTGATGACAAAGACCATATGTTGGATTTAGCGGCTATGACGAAAACGAAAACAGTATCCTCTGACCTGCCAGAATATATTATGGAGAAGGATTTGGCGAGGGTGGCACTCAGAAGGGCGCGTGAAACTAAACTCTCTGACGAGGGTTGGCGGGAAGTTATTGACCTTATCAACCGCAAGAACGACAACCAATCAGAATAAGGTGGTGTTTATTTGTATCATATCTATTCAGCGGAACGCCTCGAAAGCAAGGCGCTTGAAATCCTGCAAAAATATAAAGATGGAAAACTCCTACTTGCACCACAAGCGATGGATGTTGATGATTTCGCAGAATTTCACCTTAACGCGAGAATCGACTTTGCTAATCTGTCGCAGGACGGGTTGACTTTGGGCTGCACTTGTTTTAACGATGGTGTTCTGATGGTGTGGAATGATACCCGTACCAAAGAAATCCCGCTTGATGTAGAAAGGGGCTGGATTCTTATCGACAATGAAATCCTCGACTGTGAAGTTGAGGGAAGAACCCGTTTTACGATTATCCATGAGTGCGCCCACTGGATACTGCATCCACGCTTTTATTATCAAAAGCCCGGAGAAAAAATACCGAGAATCAAGTGTACCATTTATCAAGTCGAAGATAAGAACGGTCGCTTACCGATGACAGATGACGAAATCAGGGAATGGCAAGCCAACAGGCTCGGTGCGGCATTAATCATGCCTGCAAACACGGTGAAAATGCTACTTGCCGACAAATTGGGGTTAAACGATATTAACGTTTTATCCCCTGTCAATTATTCAGACTCGCTTATCAGAGAGATGGCGGCTGTTTACAATGTTTCAAAATCCTCAATGAGCATCAGATTGAAAACCCTGAACCTACTACTCCCCTAATCATGTGGAGATTCTTTACCATGCACAAAGATTCTCCATATTTTTTTATAGCTATGTTCGCAAGTTCGCTAACATGAACACGATAAGGAGGTGTTGCCCATGCATCAAACCACTTCGCTTCCGTTAAAGAAGCGAAAGAAAACGTCAAACCGTCAGCACTACCGACAACGATTGCCTTGCCCAGCCTGTGGATTTCAGCGATTGATTGATACAGGACAGGATACGCACTCGGAAACTCATGTAATGAGAGGTGGCGATTGTTGGGAAGCCGACTACTACGCCAAATGTCCCAATCCTGACTGCAAAGCCGACATTGGGATACGAAAACTGAATAGCGTTATCTGACTTAACAGAGCGCGCCGCAAACGCCACATCAATGGCGGATATTAAAAATGACGGACGAGCCTGACAAGTAGCTTTTATAGCTATGCGTTAAGGCTCGTCCTTTTTGCTTGTTCCGGCTGCTTGCTCAGGCTCCTCCGAATTCGAGAGGAGTCAATCATGAAAATCAATTACAAAGACGCAGACGGACGCATTATTAAAGTCGAGGTTGACGAAGATGTCAACGACTTTCTTATCGCTTCTGATGATGAGATTCAAAAGAACGACCGTGCAGAAACCCGACGTCACACCCCACTCAGCACGTTTTTATTTGAAGATGCCCGCTACTTCGACAGCGGTATTGACATCAGCCGCTCTTGCACCGAGACGGAAGCTGTCAGAGGTGTTATGAGAAAACTGACCGACCGTGAACGCTTCATTATTATTGCCATTCACTTTGATGGTCGCACTTACTCTGAAATCGCCAAAGCAGAGGGTAAATCCCCATCTACCATCATGCGCGAATCGAACAAGGCTACCGACAAGTTCAAACGGCTTTACAACGACGAAAAATGAAAATTTTCGCCAACCACGCAAAATCCATCTCCTCCCGTGGCTTATAGCGAAGGCACCAAACAAAATCGCCTTCGGAAAGAAGGTCACGAACATGGGACACACATTGAAAGTCGGCGTTTCCAAGGAGCCGCCGAACGGCGGGATTGTCAGTTGCCGCAAGGTAAACATCCGAGAACGGGTGCTTCGGTATCTGCTCGGCGAAAAACAGAGGCTGACAATCCTCGTCCCCGGCGACAGCGTGAAGTCGCTGTCCATTGTTGAGGAAGGAGGAACACCTGATGGGGAAAATGAATGAACTCGACCTTTGCATCAGCGATTTACGGAATGCGGCGCAAAGCCTTAATTCGGTGGCAGACAGCTTGGTCGCTCTGTTTAGCGGTAAGGAAAGCGAAGCCGAAAACGCGGAACAAATCTCTCTGGCTGACACGAAACCGAAGCCGCTCACATTAGAGCAGGTTCGCGCCGTGCTTGCGGAAAAGTCGCGCAGCGGCCATACCGCAAAGATTCGAGAACTGCTCGAAAAGTATGGCGCGGCAAAGCTGTCGGAGATAGACCCCACGAAGTATGCCGACTTACTTGCGGAAGCCGAGGTGCTGGGCAATGGGTAAACACGCTTTATTGTCTGCATCAAGTTCCCACCGCTGGATGAACTGCCCACCATCCGCTCGGCTCTGTGAGCAGTACGACGACAAGGGCAGCAGCTATGCTCAAGAAGGCACAGATGCTCACACCCTTGGCGAGTACAAGCTAAAGTCCGCTCTCGGCATAAAAGCCAAAGACCCTACCACCAAACTCACCTATTTCAACGATGAAATGGATGAATGCGCCACAGGCTACGCCGCCTATATCATGGAACTGGTGGAAATGGCAAAGCAGAACTGCGCCGACCCGGTGGTGCTTATTGAGCAACGGCTCGACTTCTCCAAATATGTCGAGGAGGGCTTTGGCACCGGCGACGCTGTGGTAATAGCGGATGGAACACTCCACATTGTGGATTACAAGCATGGTCAGGGTGTTTTGGTGGAAGCCGATGACAATCCTCAGATGAAGTTATACGCTTTGGGCGCGCTGGAGTTATTTGACGGCATCTACGACATCGACCATGTCAGCATGACCGTTTACCAGCCAAGGCGGGACAACATCAGCACCCACACGGTTTTCAAAGAATCCCTTTACCAGTGGGCGGAGGAAGTCCTAAAGCCCGCCGCCGAACTTGCTTATGCAGGCGAAGGTGAATTCAATTGTGGCGATTGGTGTCAGTTTTGCAAAGCAAAGCACGACTGCCGCAAGCGAGCGGAGCGAAACCTCGAACTCGCCAAGCACGACTTCAAGCTGCCGCCGCTTTTGGAGGACGACGAAATCGAATCCATCCTCGCCAAAATAGACGACCTTGTTTCTTGGGCTTCCGACATTAAGGACTATGCCATGCAATCCGCTCTCAGCGGCAAGCACTGGAACGGCTGGAAACTGGTCGAGGGCAGAAGCAACCGTAAATACATTAACGAGTCGGCAGTAGCCGATACCGTCAGTACGGCGGGTTTCGACCCATACGAACACAAAGTCATGGGTATCACTGCAATGGAAAAAACGCTCGGCAAGGCAAGATTCGCCGAATTGCTCGGCGGTCTGGTCGAAAAGCCGCAAGGCAAACCGACGCTTGTGCCGGAGAGCGATAAACGCCCGGCAATGAACACAGCCAAACAAGATTTTAATGATAATAAGGAGGACAATTCCAATGTCTAACACGAAAAACAAAGCAAATACGCAGGTTCAGAACCCGCAGAAAGTCATCACCGGTCCCGATACCCGTTGGTCATATGCCAACATTTGGGAAGCGAAAAGTATTAATGGGGGGTCCCCGAAGTTTTCGGTATCGCTCATAATCCCTAAGTCCGACACCCGCACCATCGCCAAAATAGAAGCGGCGATTGAAGCAGCTTACCGTGAAGGCGAAGCCAAGCTGAAAGGCAACGGCAAGTCCATACCTCCGCTTGCCGCGCTGAAAACCCCTCTCCGTGATGGCGACACCGAAAGACCCGACGACCCGGCTTACGCCGACGCTTATTTCATTAATGCCAACAGCGCGACCGCACCGGGTGTGGTGGATGCCGACCGCAATGAAATCCTGAACCGCTCGGAGGTTTACTCAGGTGTGTACGGCAGGGCAAGCGTGAACTTCTACGCTTTCAACAGCAACGGCAATAAAGGCATCGCTTGCGGCTTGAACAACCTCCAAAAAATCCGCGACGGTGAACCCCTCGGCGGTAAGTCCCGTGCGGAGGACGATTTCGCCAGCGACGTTGATGAAGATTTTCTCAACTAAACCAAATAATGAGAGTGCGGGGAGCGGCGGGACATCTGCCGCTCCCTTGCGGTTATGGAGGGATTATGAAAACACTCAGTATAGACATTGAGAGCTTCAGCAGTTACGACCTCGCCAAATGCGGCGTTTATAAATATGCCGAAGCGCCCGACTTTGAAATTCTGCTGTTCGGCTATTCCGTGGACGGCGGCGAGGTTCAGGTTGTCGACCTTGCAAGCGGCGAGAGCATACCCACCGAAATCCTCGACGCTTTGACGGACGACAATATCCAAAAATGGGCTTTTAACGCAAACTTCGAGAGGGTGTGCCTGTCACGGTATATGTCGGATATGGGCATCAGCCTCGACCCCTTTGCCGACAACCATCATTCCGCAGATGTCTTCGGTCTGGCGCGATTCTTAAATCCCGAATCGTGGCGGTGCAGTATGGTTTGGTCGGCCTACATGGGTATGCCGCTCTCACTTGAAGGCGCGGGAGCGGTGCTTGGTTTGGAAAAGCAAAAACTCACAGAGGGCAAGGAACTCATCCGATACTTCTGCTCTCCATGCAAGCCCACTGCCGCAAACGGAAATCGTACACGAAACCTACCCGGACACGCTCCCGATAAATGGGAATCGTTCAAGGCATATAACCTCAGAGATGTGGAAGCGGAACTCTCCATTCAGGAGCGGCTCTCCAAGTTTCCTGTGCCTGACGAAGTTTGGGACGAGTACACACTCGACCAAGAAATAAACGACCGTGGCGTGTTTCTTGATAAGACCCTTGTCCGCAGCGCCATCAAAGCTGACGACCGCTCCCGCTCCGAGTTGACCATATTAATGAAGGAGCTTACCGAACTGGATAACCCCAACAGCGTAGCGCAGATGAAACAGTGGCTTGCCGATAACGGAATGGAAACCGATACCCTCGGCAAAAAGGCGGTCGTTGAATTATTAAGGGACGCGCCGAAACCGCTCGGCAAAGTCCTGACGCTCCGTCAGCAGTTGGCGAAGTCCTCGGTTAAGAAGTATCAGGCAATGGAAAACGCCGTCTGCGCCGATGGACGCGCGAGGGGGATGTTCCAATTCTACGGAGCCAACCGTACAGGCAGATGGGCGGGCAGGCTCATTCAAATGCAGAACCTTCCGCAGAACCATCTGTCCGACATAGAACAGGCACGGGAACTTGTCCGCAGCGGAAATTTTGATGCCCTTGAAATCCTCTACGATTCCGTGCCGGAAGTCTTGTCCGAACTTATCCGCACGGCTTTTATTCCAAAAGTCGGCACTAAAATGGTTGTCGCTGACTTTTCGGCGATTGAAGCCCGCGTCATTGCTTGGTTTGCAGGGGAGCGGTGGCGAAACGAGGTCTTTGCCTCCCACGGCAAAATCTATGAAGCGTCCGCAAGCCAAATGTTTAACGTGCCGATTGAGGAAGTCACCAAAGGCAGTCCGCTCCGGCAAAAAGGCAAAATAGCTGAACTTGCCCTTGGATATGGCGGCTCGGTCGGTGCGCTTAAGGCTATGGGTGCTTTGGAGATGGGATTGTCGGAGGATGAACTTCGACCGCTCGTGAACGCTTGGCGGTCGGCAAATCCAAACATCGTCAAGTTCTGGTGGGATGTAGACCGTGCCGCCATTACAGCGGTCAGGAATAGAACCGCCACCGAAACACACGGCATCCGCTTTGGCTGGCAGAGCGGGATGCTGTTTATAACGCTACCGTCCGGCAGACGGCTTTCCTATGTAAAACCACGCATCGGTAAAAACCAGTTCGGCTCTGACTGCGTGACCTACGAAGGAGTCGGCGGCACAAAGAAGTGGGAACGCATCGAAAGTTACGGACCCAAGTTCGTTGAAAATATCGTGCAAGCCACAAGCCGGGATATCCTCTCCCATGCCATGCGGACGCTTCGGCATTGCTCCATCGTGATGCACGTCCATGATGAAATCGTCATCGAAGCCGACAAAAGGATGTCCACCGAAGTTCTATGCCAACAGATGAGCCGGACACCACCTTGGGCGCAGGGGCTTTTACTCCTTGCCGATGGGTTCGATTGCCCGTTTTATAAAAAAGATTAAACAAATTTCATTTCACACGCAAAATTAACCCTTTCTGGTGGCTTATGTTGAAGGCACAACTATACTAAGCCTTCGGAAAGGGTATTTTTATGAACGAGATGCAAGTATTCTCCTACGAAGGAAACCAAATCAGAACAGCACGCCAAGGTGACGAGACTTTTTGGGTGCTGAAAGATGTCTGTGACGTTCTGGGCTTATCGGACACAAACAAGGTAACGGAGCGATTAGACGCCGACGACCTGACCCGAATCAAACTCGTGTCAGGTGGTCAGACCCGCGAAATGTACGCAATTAACGAAAGCGGTCTCTATGATGTCATCCTACGCTCCGACAAGCCTGAAGCCAGAAAGTTCAAACGCTGGGTTACCCATGAGGTGCTGCCCTCCATCCGCAAGCATGGCGCTTATATGACTCCCGCCAAATTGGAGGAGTTGATGAACGACCCCGACGCTTGGATTACGGTACTGACAGCTCTCAAAGATGAGCGCGCCGCCAAGGAACAGTTGATGCTCCAAGCGATTGCCGACAAACCCAAGGTTGTATTTGCCGACGCTGTGTCGGTATCCGAAGGCACAATTCTTATCGGCGAGTTAGCGAAAATCCTCAAGGGTAACGGTATCGAAATCGGTCAGAACCGTTTGTTTGAAAGACTCCGTCAGGACGGCTTCCTGATTAAACGCAAAGGCACGGATTATAACGCGCCGACCCAGAGGGCGATGGAGTTGGGCTTGTTCAGGGTTAAGGAAACCGCCATCACCCATTCGGACGGCCACGTCACCATCAGCAAGACCACCAAGGTCACAGGCAAAGGGCAGCAGTATTTTATAAACCTGTTCCTTGGGGAGAGGAGCGGCTATGGAGAAGTTTAGACCGATTGTTTATGTCGCTTCGCCATACGCAGGTGAAACGGAATATAACGTTTCAAAGGCACGAGTCTACTGCAGGTTCGCTGTTTCCAAGGGGTGCATTCCAATTGCGCCCCATCTGCTCTTTCCGCAGTTCTTGGACGACAACGACCCGGAACAACGGGAGTTGGGATTGTCCTTTGCCCTGACCCTACTTTTGCAATGCGACGAACTCTGGGTGTTCGGCAACAAAATCTCAAGCGGCATGTCCGCCGAAATCATCAAGGCACAGAAGCGCGGGATACCCATCAAATATTACAACGATAAATGCGAGGTGTAAAATAATGGAACTTAAAATCGCATACGGCGACAGCCGTTTTTCCATGCGGTGGGTTAACAAAAAGACCACTTTCAATGAATTATGTGGGCGGTTCAAGGTTACACGCCGCACGACCGAGACGGTCGCTGAGTATATGAAGTTTACCAAAGACAAGCGCGACGCCGCCAAGGACGTGGGCGGTTATGTCCTCGGTCACTTGAAAAGCAGCAGGCGCAAAAAGGACACGGTGGAGAGCCGTTCAGGGATTACCCTTGATGCCGACCATGCCGACAACGGGTTTATTGATACCGTGGAGATGCTGTTTCCGTATAAATGCGCGGTTTATTCCACTCAC